TATCTTAAAGGTAATGCTTCAAAGGCGGATGTTATGTTGGGATGGAAGCCCAAGGTGTCATTTGGGGAATTAGTTTCTCGTATGGTAAACTACGACGTAAGTGAATTACAAAATTAGGAGTAAAGATGAAGGATTCAAAGTGGATAATGATTGTTGTTCTTTTAGGTGTTGTTGCTGGTACAATTCAATATGCGTTTTTGCGTGAAGAAGTTGGTAGTTTAAATGTGGCAATTAAGCAGGCGAGAAAAGATTACGAAAAAGATCTAGAAGATGTATACTTTTTGATGAAGTCTGATAGCTCTAGGCTGTATACTATTATGGATACTGAGATAAGGATTCTACATTACTCCAAACCTCATACAGAACCCATGTGGTGCTGTCCAGAGTGTGCGGAGCAGAAAAAACGGGCTAGTTTAGATGAACCAGTACCGAGTGTACATAGACATAAGCAAGGTGAAGGATCAGTTAAAAGAACTGGGCCTACCCCAATACGTAAAGAATAAGATCACCATAAAACTTAGTGCAAAAGATCCAGACGAAGTTTGTGGCGTCGTGTCTGATGTTCTATATGAATTAATAAGGTCGGATCGCAGGGCTAGGAGTAAAAGAGGAACCAAGAAAGAAAAGCTGTCCACTTATCTGAAAGCAGCTTCGCTTATAAGGGATAACTATAAAATATCAAAGATAGAGTTGGTAAAAACGGATGTCTAGATTTGTGGTCATACAGGATACGCGAGAGAAGAACGGATGGAACTTCGACATCTACGATAGCTGTATAGGCACACTCTCGAAAGGGCTAAAGACCGGGGACTATACGATAGAAGGCAGGGAAGACTTTCTGATAATAGAAAGAAAGGCTACGACTGCTGAACTGGCTCTCAACCTTGGCAAAAAGCGGGTACAATTCGAAGCAGAACTGGAACGGATGATGTCCTTCCAGTACCCGTACATCATATGTGAATTTTCCGAGAGTCGGCTGATGCGATTTCCACGCGGGTCCAGCATTCCTAAACGTCGTTGGCGATACTTGAGAATGAATGGGAAATTCATGCGTAAAAAACTGCATGACTACGAAGAGAAGTATGGCGTAGAAATCATCTTCTGTGAGAACCGCCATTCTGCTGAAGAAAAAGCCGTCGAGATATTTGAGAAAATTCTAGAGGTCTAAATGAATAACAAGGTTAAATCGGTATTGGATGATGCTTGGCTCAATATCGATGTAAATGAAAAAGACTTATTTAATCCGGTTCATTTCATATCGGAAGACGATCCAGAAGAGTTTCATATACGACTAGCTTGGTTAATGATGGAGCCGGAATATTTTAGCTTTGTATGTAAGCAGATATTCAATATAGACCTTCTTCCGGTTCAAGCTCTAATACTGAAAGAGATGTGGTATAGAAAATTCCCGATGCTTATCGGGTCGCGCGGACTTGGCAAATCCTTTATATTATCTTTATACGCCATGCTCCGCGCTTTTTTTCTACCTAGACGAAAAATAATAATCGTTGGTGCGGCTTTTAGACAATCAAAGGTTCTCTTTGAGTATATGAATACGATATGGGAAAATGCCCCTATATTACGAGATATGGTTTCGGCAAACAGCGGACCAAGACGTGACGTTGACATGTGCCGCATGACAATAAACGACAGCACAGTCACATGCCTACCATTAGGGGATGGTACTAAGATTAGAGGTCAACGAGCCAACGACATTATTACCGACGAGTTCGCGTCTGTACCTAGAGAGATTTTTGAGAACGTAGTTGCCGGTTTTGCCGCCGTCACAGCCACGCCCGTAGAAAACGTAAAGATGATGGCAGCTAAGAAGAAGGCGAAGGAACTCGGCAAAAAGTTTGAAGGCGAGGAGATATCAGAGGTATCTGCAAACCAGATCGTTCTGTCTGGTACGGCATACTATGACTTCAACCACTTTGCGGAGTACTGGAAAAGGTGGAAGTCCATAATTTCTAGTAAGGGCGAGCCTAAGAAAATTACGGAGATCTTTGGATCAGAAGATATACCAGACGGATTTGATTGGAAGCAGTACAGCATAATTAGGATACCGTTTGAGCTTCTGCCAGAAGGGTTTTTAGATGCCGCTCAGGTAGCCAGATCTAGAGCGACCGTTCATTCCGGTATCTATCAAATGGAATTTGGGGCATGTTTCACCACAGACAGCCAAGGGTTTTTCAAAAGAAGCCTGATAGAGTCCTGTGTTGTGTCGAATGAAAATCGCATAAAGTTCCCGAGCGGAGAGGCGGATTTTAAACCTGTACTAAAAGGCAACCCAAATCTTAAATATGTATTTGGTGTAGACCCCGCATCGGAAGTTGATAACTTTAGTATTACCGTGGTAGAGCTACGCCCAGAACATAGACGTATTGTTCATTGTTGGACCACAACCAGAGTAGAGCAGAAAGAAAAGGTGAATTTGAGAGTTGTTAGCGCGACAGACATTTATTCTTACTGTGCGAGAAAGATCAGAGACCTGATGGGTGTCTTCCCATGTGAAAGGGTTGCCATGGACGCTCAGGGTGGTGGAATAGCGGTAATGGAGGCTCTTCATGACAAAGACAAGATACGACAGGGTGAGCTTCCCATTTGGCCGATAATAGAAGAGGATAAGGAAAAGGACACAGACGGTAACGCCGGTCTGCATATCCTAGAGATGTGTCAGTTTGCGAATTCAGAGTGGCTGGGACAATCTAATCACGGTATGAGAAAAGACTTTGAAGATAAGGTGTTAATTTTTCCCTTCTTTGATGCTATCAGTTTAGGTCTTGCATCAATAGATGATAATGTAGTAAAAAGAAAGATGGACACCTTAGAGGACTGTGTAATGGAGATAGAGGAGCTTAAGAATGAGCTTTCTATGATAATCATTACTCAGACCCCTTCAGGGCGAGATAAGTGGGACACTCCTGAAATAAAGATTCCCGGTGGAAGAAAAGATCGACTGAGAAAGGACAGGTATAGTTCTTTGTTGATGGCTAACATGGCGGCAAGAACAATACAGAGAACTCCAGCACCTATAACATATGAGACTCTAGGTGGTTTTGCAGAACAGATGAAGGCAGAAAAAGAGGCTGGACCAGACTATATTGGTCCCGCTTGGTTTACCGAAGGGATAGGCGATGTCTATTAGAAATATTAATGATCTTAAAGATAAATATCAAAAAAGAGTTAACGAGATGACTGGCGAGATATGGAAGTTTAATAGAGAGTCTAATAAGATTAGGGCAAAAGCTTTTGCGGAAGAACTTAAAGAATATATAAATGGAAAGTTTGTGTTTGAGGTCGGATGCCATGAAGGAGATGTTCTATACGAGTTCTCAAAATACGCTAGCAAGGTTGTAAGTGTAGAGTTTAATGAAGAACCCGCAATGATTGCAAAAGAGAGGGAATATGAGTGCGATGCTGTGGTAGAACATGGGGACGCAATACAATACTTGCAAGAAAATCGGGACGTAGTTCCAGACGTATTTTACTCTTGGTCTAATGAGGGTAAGATGGAATGGTGGATACAGCAAATATTGGAGCTTAGGGGTGAAACAAGCCCAACAATAATAACCGGTATCTCATTAATGCCACAGACAGGAGGTTTTGACCATCCTTATGAATGGACCGGTTCAGGATGGAAAAATCCACGACAGTTAATTGAAGCTAAGAGAATTAAGGGTAAATACGGCGGAAAATTTGTCAGCGCAACCTTTGACACAACCGGACCAACTTCTATAGGGATGTTTGGCGCTCTCATTATGGAAGGCGAGAAAAATGGTGTATGATATTATAGATGAATCCAATTGACAGTCCCATTAGTTTAGGAATCAATATAAATGACAGATCCCATACAAGACCACAAAGCAGAACCCGCCTTCGTAACTTGGTCAAGCGATGCTGAAAAGACCAACGCTTTGGACGCCTCCTCCGATGCCGTAGAGGCTTACGATGGCATAATGATGTCCACCGCGTCTCACAGGTCATTTCTAGACGTAGAGCCTAACCGTTCTGTCAGAAGTGATTTTGTTAGAGATGACTACTATCGCTTCAGAAGACATGAGGCTATTCCTCGTAAGCAAAAAGACATTATGCGGATGTGCATGAATGCTTATGACAAAGTGGGAATAATAAAAAACGTAATTGATCTTATGGGAGACTTTTCGTGTCAGGGAGTAACGCTGGTTCATCCCAACAAAAAGATCGAGAAGTTTTATAAGAGATGGTTTGAGAAAGTTGGTGGGGTGCAGAGGTCTGAAAGATTTCTAAATACTCTTTACAGATGTGGTAACGTAGTTGTCAAAAGAAGAACGGCCAGAATAAACAAGAGTACCGAGGATAAATTTAAGAAGATCTCCGCTTCTCCAGACATGGTCATAGAAGATATTAAAGTGTTCAGAAGAGAAATACCTTGGCAATATGACTTGCTAAATCCTCTCTCTGTTGATGCTATTGGTGGCGAGTTAGGAGTTTTTGCTGGTAGCACAAAGTATAAGTTAAAGATTTCTGATTTAATAAAAAATCTTGCGACCAAGAGTCACGACCCAGAACATAAGCAGATAATGAAAGCCCTGCCTCCAGATCTTGCGGATGCTATCAGGAAGGGTAAGAAGTCTATCCCGTTAGACCCGGAAAAGACTTCTGTTTTCTTTTACAAAAAAGACGATTGGCTGGTTTGGGCAAAGCCAATGATTTATGCAATTCTGGATGACGTTGTCATGCTGGAAAAGATGAAGCTGGCGGATATGGC